TGGAGAATCACTTGCCGTGTTGGCGCCGTGCTCGAGCCTGCAAAGGTCCGAACGGTGACTGCCGGTGAGTCCTTGCCGTACTGGCTATCCCAAGGTTATCAAAAGTCTATCCACTCTTTCCTGAAAAAGATTCCGCAATTTTCTTTGTGCGGACAACCTCTCGAAAAGTGGCATTTGAACTTTCTTGATGATCTTGCTGGAAAGTATGGTTGGTTCCAAGGCAAGGCCCATGACGGTGAGGAAACCGTTTGGGTCTCAGGTGATTATTCCGCTGCGACCGACAAAATTGATGTCCGTCTCACGCGCGCTTGTCAGCGCGCGTGTGAGGTTGTCATTCGTCGGCAGTGGAAGGGCGACAGTAATTCTCTTGAGGATTATCTCAATGTGATGCGTTCTTGCATTGAGCCTCACAGGATCCATTACCCGAAGGATCTAGAGAAGAAGGCGGAGGAGGAAGCGACTGCGATTTGTATGTCGATCACAGACCTCTACCGCTCTATCCAGAGTGATGAAGAGCTTCTTGCAGATATTGAAGCGCGCGGTCCTGCCGTTGACTCGGAGGGAGAGTGTTTGGAATTTGCTGATTTCGCCGCAAGGCGTTTTCGAAAAATCCGTTCACAATCTCCTCGAATTGATGACGAGGCCGAACGCTCCAAGATTGAGCGGACGATACAGGAGTTATGGGAGAAGCACGGCGAGCTTCTAACACCCTGTGACCAGATGAATGGACAGTTGATGGGCTCTACTCTGAGCTTTCCTATCCTTTGCATGGTCAATTTCGTCACAGCTTGGATCGCGTTGTTTCCTCACATCGCTGATCCTCTGCAAGTTCCAATTCTTGTCAATGGTGATGATATTCTCTTTCGATGCCCGCGCAGCTATGTTGAGCGCTGGTACATGATGATTGAGAACGCTGGCTTTGAGAAATCTGTGGGAAAGAATTTCGTCCACACTCAAGCCATATTCATCAACTCGGAGCCCTGGCTTTGCTCCAAACGACAAGATTTCTCGGTTTCACAGAAGTGCAATTTTCGCAAGGTACCTTTCTTCAATGTTGGCCTCATGCAGGGTCAATCGAAAGTTGCGAAGGTTTCTTCTGTGATCGGGGGTGACAGTTTCCAACCAGTTTACGCACTGCAGCCTGAGGCAGTGTGTGGTGCGCGTGATACGGAGCGAGCAGTGAAACGCTTCCATACCATGCACCGCGAGTCGCTTCGCCTTGCGACCGCAAACGGTTTCTTCTCACATACCTTGCCCTCTTGCTACATGGGGCTGGGAATGATTCCTTGTGAGAAGACCGAGTACACGTACTCTCAACGCGCGCTTGCAAGCGCGATTTGGGAGCGTGCGCGCAACGGCCTGTTGCGCTACACTGAACCGTCCGTTTGGAGTGGATCCTTCGGGCGTCTGAATTTCAGACCAACCATGGGAGATGGAGAAGTGCTTAAAACGATGCACGATCTTTCTCTCGCGAGTGGCTGTCAGTGGTATACTCGGGGTGAGTCGATCAAGCCTGTTCGTGGTTCTCAGAACACGGCAAATGGTTTCACGTATCTCCGGAACCATGATCGACTTTCGAGAAGTCGCCAGTACCTTCTGGCCTGTGAGCTTGATCAGCTTACACACAGTCGGACACTTTTGTCCGATGGCGAATGCGAGATGTTTTCGGACGCGTATGAAATGCGCGCCCTCGCAGTGAAGTATCTCCAGAAACTGTCACCTCGACCAATGCCTGTTGGCTTGGCTCTTCGAGGGTTTTCAGAATCTGGATCGCCTGACTTCTCATGAATTTGTTCGGAAAGGTTCGAGGAATGCTGTGGTCTCTGTTGAGCACTGCCTAAAGCGTTTCCTTTGACCGAACATCGGTGGGGATAGATCTTGACCTGAGTAGAGTCGTTAAACTGCTCCTGTGGGGTCCTCTGGATTTGACGTTCTGAACGGAACAATCCACGCGCAATTCGAAGGCGCGTGGGTTGAACCGGATTGGAAGGCCAATGCCCTTTGACTCAAGATCACAGGCACGTTACTCCGTGCACGTCTGACTCGACGAAAACTTGTCCGTTAGAGCTTCGACAAGCTCATGGGGTTCTCTCAGAAACGTCATCCGTTCTCTTGTCCGATACTGCCGCCGCACTTGATGGGCGGTAATAGGGCTTGAGGCGAATAACGATTCCCAAAACGGTGCAACGAAG